CTTGGGCGGTGGTGAAGGTGAACAAACAACATTAGGAGCAGGGTAATGCCAAAGGTAGTTTCTAAAGACGGCAAGGCGCGCACATTTGCTTACACAAAGGCTGGCATGAGTGCGGCGAAAGAATACGCCAAGCAAACTGGCGGTCGTGTAGCTGGCGCATCCATGAAAACAAAAATGGCAAAGAAGAAATCTTATGGCTGAAAAATGGGCAGATAAAATTGGTCTTGGCAAACAATACAAAGGCCAAAAAGGCACGCCAACAGAAACCACTGGCCAGAAGATGTGGAAGTTCTACCAGCGCATGAAAGCGAAAATGGCAGAGGATAATAAGAATGGCTGACAAGAAACCAAAAGCCGTATGGGAAAAGAAGCGCCCCAAGGGGCTAGGCAAGCCAAAGGGTTTGTCGCCAGCGCAAAAGCGTAGCGCGCAGCGTGCCGCTGCAAAGGCTGGCCGTCCATATCCTAACCTTATTGACAACATGAGAGCCGCCCGTGCGAAAAGTACATAAGAACCCCAAGGGCGGTTTGAGCGAGGCCGGACGCGAACACTTTAAGAAAACCGAAGGTGCTAACCTAAAGCGCCCGGTAAAGAAAGGCACAAACCCGCGCCGCGTATCATTTGCCGCACGCTTTGCTGGCATGAAGGGCGCAGAGAAGAAGGATGGCAAGCCAACGCGTCTTGGGCTGGCATTAAGGGCATGGGGCTTTGGCTCTAAAGAAGCAGCGCGTAACTTTGCGAATAGGCACAAAAAATCATGATGACCCCACAGCAGATATTGAAGCGCCACGACTTGGCACAACGCCGCAAGGATAACTGGCGGCAGATCTACGAAGATTGCTACGAGTTCGCGCTACCACAGCGCAACTTGTATGACGGCTATTATGAAGGTGGCGGGTCACCCGGCCAAAACAAAATGGCGCGCGTGTTTGATAGCACCGCTATCAATTCCACGCAGCGCTTTGCCAACCGTATTCAGTCTGGCTTATTCCCGCCACAATCTAACTGGTGCCGCCTAGAGCCGGGGCCAGACATTCCTATAGAGCGCCGTATTGAAGCACAGGCCGCGTTAGATATTTACAGCGACAAGATGTTTGCGCTGTTGCGGCAGACTAATTTTGATTTGTCTATGGGTGAGTTTCTCATGGACTTAGCAGTTGGTACGGCGGTGATGCTTATCCAACCCGGTGATGACATCACTCCCATCCGGTTCACCGCCGTGCCTCAATATCTGGTGTGTATCGAGGAAGGCGCGCACGGCAAGGTCGATAACGTCTATCGCCGTATGCGCATGAAGGCAGAAGCTATTACGCAACACTGGGATGACGCGGAGATATCAGCCAAGCTACAGCGTATGATTGACGACAAGCCTACCGAAGAGATAGAGCTAGTCGAGGCTACTTGCTTAGACTTAGACACGGGCGAATACAATTATTATGTTATCGAGAAAGAAGGCAAGGAAGCCATCGTAGAGCGCACCATGAAGTCTAGCCCTTGGGTTGTGGCGCGTTATATGAAGGTAGCCGGTGAGGTGTATGGGCGTGGCCCACTGGTCACAGCTATTGCTGACATCAAGACGCTAAACAAAACGCTAGAGCTATTGCTTAAAAACGCCAGCCTATCCATCGCTGGTGTGTATACAGCGGCAGATGATGGCGTTCTAAACCCGCAGACTATACGCATTGCGCCGGGTGCTATTATCCCGGTTGCGCGTAACGGTGGGCCACAGGGTGAGAGCTTGCGCATGTTGCCGCGTTCTGGTGACTTTAACGTGTCGCAGATTATTATCAACGACCTACGCATGAATATTAAAAAGATTATGATGGACGACACGCTACCGCCAGACAATATGTCTGCACGGTCAGCCACAGAAGTGTCGGCAAAGATATCTGAGCTAGCCAGCAATATGGGCAGTTCGTTTGGCCGTCTAATTACAGAAACCATGATACCTGTTGTATCGCGCATTCTTGCGGTGATGGATGAGCGCGGTATGATTGAAATGCCCCTAAAGGTAAACGGGCTAGAGGTTAAGGTGCAGCCGGTGTCGCCTATCGCGCAAGCGCAGAACATGGGCGGCATTGAGAAGATAATGCAATGGGTGCAGTTATCCGCATCACTTGGCCAAGATGGCCAAATGGCAGTGCGCACTGGCGCTATTGCAGACCATGTGGCTGACAAGATGGGCATACCGGCAGAGCTACGCACTTCACCAGAAGAGCGCCAACAGATGGCAGAGCAAATGGCGCAGATGCAAGCGGCGCAGATGGCGATGCAAGCTGGGCAAGCAATAGAGGAATAGCATGATTGAAGAGGGTTGGGATAGCTTGCGGACAGTAGAGCCGCAAGCACGTTTGACACAGCAAGATAACCAAGACGACATAGACAGGTTATATTTGCGCGTGTACGGCAGTGAGGATGGGCAACAATTACTAACACACCTTCGCTCACTGACGATTGAGCAGCCCACTTGGTATCCGGGGGAAGATGCTTCCCACGGGTTTGCCAGAGAGGGGCAAAATTCACTAGTGCGCGAGATAGAAAAGCGCATGCAGAGAGCGAGGCAGTTATGAACGAACCAGATGGACTGATGGCCCAAGCGCAAGTTGAGGCAGAGGATAACCAGCAGCCGGAAGAAAGCACAATCTCCCACATCCAGCCAGAGGCAGGGCCAGCATCGCTAGACGATGTTACGGTTGCCAATGAAGATGAAGAGGTAGAGTTTGCGAAGCCCGAATGGTATCCAGATAAATTTTGGAATGAGGACGATGGCCCAGACTTAGAAAACTTGGTCAAGTCCTACAACGAACTGCAAAAGAAGTTTTCGCAGGGCAAGCACAAAGCCCCGGAGGCGTATGATGATAAGTTATTTAAGGATGCAAGCATCCCTGACGATGACCCGCTTCTCTCGACATATCGAGATTGGGCGAAGGAAAATGGTATTAGCCAGAGTGCGTTTGACGAGTTGGCGAATAGCTTTATTTCTATGGCACAACAGGAAGAAGAGGGCGCTGAAATCTCTTATCAAGAAGAGCTTACAAAGCTTGGCCCGAATGCTGATGCGACTATTAAGTCGATGACAGATTGGGCGCAGGGTTTGGTGCGCAAGGGTGTTTGGTCAGAAGGTGACTTTGAAGAGTTTAAGATTATGGGCGGCACCGCGCAGGGTCTAAAGGCTTTGCAGAAAGTGCGCAGTTACTACGGCGACCGACCTATTCCTGTAGACATGACCCCGGTAGACGGCGCGCCGTCTAAAGAGGAATTGAATGCAATGGTAGGCAAACCAGAGTACCAGACTGACCCAGCTTTCCGAGCAAAAGTCGAGAAGATGTTTGAGCGCGCTTATGGCACGCAAGACTATTCTGCTATCTAAATAATAGCGCGGCTTGCGGGCCGCGCTTTTTTTTGTTAAAATCCACTTGACAGACAACCACCTGTGGCCTGTTAGACCCGCTTGGGGGCGTAGCGTTTATGCCCAAGCTGTCAGCCCGGCACCCCGGATACCTGATGCGACTTTTTTGAAAACATTTAAACCGAGAGGACAGAAAAATGGCAGTAGCTATTTCTAACGCCTTCGTGCAAATGTTCGATGCGGAAGTTAAGCAGGCTTATCAGGGCGCACGCTCTTTAGCCGGTGTTATCCGCGAACGGACAAATGTAGAAGGCTCACAGGTAAAGTTCCCTAAAATTGGGAAAGGCACCGCAACAATCCGCGTACCACAGACAGATGTAACCCCATTGAATGTCAGCTACTCACAAGTAACTGCAACAATGTCGGATTTTATCGCTGCTGAGTATTCCGATATTTTTAACCAGCAAAAGGTTAATTTCGACGAAAGACGTGAACTAGTGCAGGTCTGCGCCGGTGCGATCGGCAGACGAATGGACCAGCTAGTCATTGACGCGCTGAACGCAGCATCCTCACCATCAACAGTTGCTACAACAGTTGGTGGCTCTGGTACAAACATGAACCTTGCGAAGTTGCTTGCAGCTAAAAAGGCGCTTGACACAAAGAACGTGCCAGCCGAAGGTCGTTGCATGGTAATCCACGCAAACGGTTTGTCAGCATTGCTAGACGAAACAGAATTGACAAGCAGCGATTTTGCTACAGTCAAGGCTCTTTCTACTGGCGAGATTGACACATTCTTGGGCTTTAAGTTCATTACCATTGGTGACCGTGACGAAGGTGGCTTGCCGCTTCCATCAACACGCACATGCTTCGCATTCCATCGCGATGCAGTTGGCATGGGCATTGGCATGGGTCAGCGCTCAGAAATCAACTACGTTCCTGAAAAGACTTCCTTCCTTGTCTCTTCAATGTTCTCCGCTGGAGCCATTGCGATTGACGATGAGGGCATTGTCAAAATCTCAGCGACAGAATAAGGAGAATTGAACAATGGCTTTTTCAAGCGCAGGCTTAAACGTGATGGGTGCATCTAAGAAGGGCAACGCTCCTTCTATGTACACCTACACATCAGCAGACGCGATTGCTACTGTGAACACATCAGGTTATTTCGATGACCTGTCTGACACACTCGCAGTTGGCGACATCATCTTTTGCTATGACAGCGCAACACCAACCATGAACATGGTTGTAGTTCTGTCAAACGCATCAGGCGTTGTCGATGTGTCTGACGGCCAAGCAATCACAGTTGCAGACGCCGACTAATCCAATAGCTGGGGCGGTATGCGCCGCCCCGGCCTTTTTTCTTTGGAGTATTAGATGGCTGCTGGCGATACAAAACTATCTATCTGTTCTGATGCGCTCATTATGTTGGGCGCTAATCCTTTATCTAGCTTCACTGTTGGAACAGATGATGCGCAAGTTGCCGACCGATTATATGACGATGTGCGCGACACACTGCTTATGCAGTATGCCTATAGCTGGTCGATTAAAAAAGTAAAGCTAGCGCAGCTAGTGCAAACCCCTATAAACGAATGGAAGTATATTTACCAGTTGCCCGGCAACTTGCTTGGCAATCCAAAGGCCGTGTTTAACGTGGGCGCTGTAGGCGCACAGCCGCGCCGCGACTTTGAGATATACGGCGATGGCCTAAACACAAACTATGAGCAAGTTTGGATCGACTACCAGTATCGCCCAGAGCCGTTTGAGTTCCCGCCTTACTTTGTGCGCCTGTTAAAGACAGCGCTAGCGGCAGAGTTTGCAGAGCCGGTAACAGACCAGATTACAAAGGCAGACTATTTTCATAGCCGCGCCTATGGGTCGCCAGCGGAGAACATGCGCGGCGGTTTGGTGCGCGTGGCAATCAACATAGACGGCGCTGACAGACCAGCGCAAACGATACAGGAATTTCCTATCTCTGACGTAAGGTTCTAACATGAGCCGCATTATACAGATACAAAACGATTTTACCTCTGGCGAGATAGACCCGAAGTTGCGCGCGCGCACAGATATTACCCAGTACAAGTCAGCGCTAACCACAGCGCAGAACGTGTCCATTCAACCACAAGGCGGCGCAGTACGGCGTGACGGCACTAAGTTTGTGCATGAGCTAGACGCTGGCGCGGCTAACGCTGTGCGCATGGTTGGCTTTGAGTTTAGCGTTAGCGATAGTTACATGCTGGTGTTTACTCCCGGCAAGATGTACGTCTATAAAAACCGTGCGCTGGTTACTAACATAAACGGTTCAGGCAATGACTTCCTAGCTGTGGCAACGCTGACCGCTAGCATATTGCCAGAAATGAACTGGGTGCAATCCGCTGATACTGTGATTGTGGTGCATGAGGATCTAGCGCCAGTAAAGATTGTGCGCGGCGCGACAGACAGCGATTGGACAGCTAGCACCATTACATTTGACTTTGTGCCAAAGCATGCGTTTACGCTGACAGTTACAACAGGGTCAAGCTATAACACTGGCGTGCCACATGACCACATAGAGCCGTCAGGCACATCCGGCAACATTACCATCACAGCAAAGCACAGCGGGTCGGATGCAAACATATTTAGCGCTGGTGCGGCTACATATATTGGCCAGTACATAAACGTCACACCGTTTGGCCGCTTGCGTATAATCCGCAAAGTGAGCGCGGCAAAGCTAGAGTGTTTTGCGGAAGTGCCACTATTTGACACCGGCAACATTGATGACGCCGATTGGGAATACGAAGAGGGTTATGAGGAAACATGGTCTAGCTCTAGGGGCTGGCCGCGCAGTGTAGTATTCCATGAAGGCCGTTTATACTTTGGCGGTTCCAAGCAGCGCCCGTCTACCATCTGGGGTAGCCGCGTTGCTGACTTCTTTAACTTTGACCCCGGCGAAGCGCTGGACGATGCGTCTGTTGAGGCTAGCTTAGACACAGGAACTTTCAACGCGATTGTCGATATGTATGCCGGGCGTAACTTGCAGATATTCACAACCGGCGGCGAGTTCTATGTGCCACAAGCGCTGGATGACCCTATCACCCCAGCTAACCTTATTGTAAAGGCGCAGACGTTTTTTGGCATGAAGCCGGGGCTACGCGTGCAGAACGTGGACGGCGCCACGCTATTTATCCAACGCCAAGGGAAGGCCATTCAAGAGTTTATCTTTAGTGATAGCGTTAACGCATACACATCAGACAAGATATCTTTGCTATCATCGCATCTGTTAAAGTCGCCAGAAGAGATGGCGGTGCGTGTCGCCACATCAACAGACGAGGGCGACCGGCTGATGCTGGTAAACGGCGATGACGGGTCTATTGCTTGCTATACATTGTTGCGTAGCCAGAACGTGATTGCGCCGTCTGAGTGGACAACAGAGGGCGAGTTTATAAACATTGGCGTGGACGTTGATGACATATATGTAATTGTAAAGCGCAACGTAAATAGCGCTGACGTTTACTATGTAGAAGTGTTTGACCCTAATACCCTGCTAGATAGCGCTACAACAGGCACCACAGGCGCGTCAGTTAACATGGCGCACCTAGAAGCGGAAACGGTGCAAATCATTCGTGACGGCATTGTAGAGCCAACACAGGTAGTTGGCGCATCACCGCACACTGTCACGTTTGTATCGGCGGCAACAGCAACTTTTCAAGTGGGGCTAAACTTTACGCCTGTTATGAAAACATTGCCGGTTGAGCCAAACTTGCCTAGCGGGTCGTTAAAAGGATTTAAGAAACGCATCTTTGAAGTAAACGCAGAATTGTTTGAAACGCAGTCTTTGTCTATTAACGGGTCGCTGATACCGTTTCGCAGTTTTGGCACAAATGTGTTAAACTCATCCGTGCAAGAGTTTACAGGCATCAAGACGATTAATGGCATGCTTGGCTATAGCTATGATGGTCAGATAACAGTAACCCAAGATGTACCGCTGAAAATGTCAGTTCTGGGCATCGAGTACAAAGTTAGTATAGGGCAATAGTATGGCACAGGTTGCAGTACCAGTTGGAATAGCAGCGCTGTCAGGTGCGGCGGGGATACAGGGCGCCAAGGCAGAGGCGCGCGGTCTAGGTGCGCAAGCAACGCAGACGCGCATGCAAGCGCGCTCAGAGGCGCTAAAGTACAAGCAGCAAGGCGTGGCCGTGTTGGACAACATGCTACGCACTATGGCGACACAGAGAGCCGCCGCTGGGGCTGGCAATATTGATGCGTATTCTGGTAGCGCGGCGTTTATGCGTGTGATGACGCAAAAGGCTGGCGCTGGTGAATACTATACCACACGCGAGGGGCAGACCATTGTGACGCGGCAAGGTGAGTTGCAAGCTATGGAATATGAGCGCCAAGCAAGCGCCGTTATGAAGGCAGCGCGCAATCAGGCTATTGTGGGCATGTTGCAAGCTGGCGCTACCGGCGCAATGATGGGCGGCGCGCCTAGCCCGACAGGTGGTTTGGGATTGAGCGCACCAGCAACATACCAGCCGCTGGCCGCGTCTGCTTCATATAACCCGCTGCAACAAACATCACCACAGCAATTTATGAGTTTACTGTAAAATGGCAGAGCGTTTAAAAAGATACAGACCACTAGGCGTTAGCATCCCCACCGTGCCAACCGTAGACTATGTGGCTACGGGCCGAGCGCAAGCTAGGGCTATGGCACCTATCCAACGCGGCTTGGATAGCATGACAGACTTTGCGCTAAAACGCTTTGAGGAAAAGGCGCTGATAGAGGGCGCTGAGTATGGCGCGCAAAACGCGCCTACAAAGCAACAGCTACAGGACGCGCAGGGCGATATCGAGGACATTGTGCCGGGCGACCAGACCACTGTGTTTGGGCGCGCCGCACGCAAGGCTGCGCTGGGCAGCATGACAACAAACTTTGAAGTGTCGGCGCGTGAGCAAATGATAAACTTGCAAGTGCAAGCCGAACTGCAAGACATGGACACCGCTACTTTTACCGAACAGTCTAACGCAATTATTGACGGGTACACATCAACGTTGCAAGACATCAGCCCGGCAGCGGCGCTAACCTTCCGCGCTACAATGGCAACCGTTGGCAACAGCGCGTTGCTTGCCCATTCAAAGGCTCAAATAGAAAAGCAACAAGAGCAAGAGCAATTTGCGATTACAAGTAGCATGGATATTGTTGTTAGCGGCGATGCTACAAGGGGCCTTCCAAGTCGGCCGCAGCAAATTATATCTGAAGGCTCTACCACCACTTATGATAAATTTGGTAACATGCAGCATGTGTCTGTTCTTGAAAAAATAGACAGCGCACGCAATGGGCTAAAGGAAATGGCCTTTTCTGTCACAGACAAAGCTGCCGCAGAAAAGTACCTAAAAAGATTTGATGATAGTGTAAAGCTGGCTATGGACACCGAGGTGGCAAATTTTGTGCTTGTGTCGCCTATACCAAATCTTAACCAGTTAAGGTCTAATAAAATTGATGACACAAAGATGCAAGACCTTTGGAACAACATGAGCGCATCACAACGCGCTAGCGCAAAGAGCGCCGCCTATTCAGCGCTAACAGAAGAGAACACTAGGGAAGCGCAACTAGAGGCGCAGCAAGCCAGAGACATGGAAAAGCGTTCTAAGGTTGCTTACACTAACATCGTTGACGCAATACAGTCCGGCGACACTAAAGCGCGGGATGCGGCGCTTTCTGAGTTGCGTATTACCGACCCCGGCAAGTACGAAGATTTTAGCAAGCGTATTCTGTCTGGTGATGTGCCAGACAATGCGATGGTCGTTGGCATGCTTGAACAAGAGCTAGCAAACAAGACTTTGAGAAAGTCTTTTGTTACAACAGAATTTATAAACGGCAACATAAGTTTGAGCACATTTAAGACATACATGGGGTCTGTTACAGCGCTTAGTGACAAGCGCTATCAGGCCGCTGGCACGCTTGCTAAAAATATACTGGGACTGCCCGATAAGCCATTAATTAATCCGGGCAGCAAAGATAGAAAAGCACAACAAAAGGTAGCTGCTATAATGGTGGAGCTACAGGCAAAACAGTTTGACCCGAACACGCCAGAGGATTTTGACCCATTGGCGTTTGTCGATAAAAGGGCCAACGAAATAAAGGTAGCAATGGATAACGACAACAGCGCAGCCATTGCTAAAGCTGAAAAGAGGATGCCAAAGATTGCCAAGGCTTTTGGCCTTCCCGAAAATTCTTCTTATGAGGATATAGCGGCGGCATTTGCAAAAAGCACAAACGACAGAATAAAAAACGTATATCAAAAAGACATGGACACACTGACCGGGGCTAACAAATGACAAACGAGTTAGAGCGCGAAATACTAAAGGTACTTGAGGCCAACGATTATGGCCTTAGTGTCTATGCCAACCCCGGCGCTGACGGCATTTCTCGCGCTGAGATTGACGAGCCTCTTCGTGCGCCACTACGTCAGGCAGAGCCACAGAGCCTAGAGAAAACTATGCAAGACATCCCGGCGGTTGCCGGCGGTATTGCTGGTGGCGTTGGCGTTGGCTTGGGTGAGGCGGCAGACTTAGGCATAGGTTTGCTAGAGGGCGCATATAAGGCAATAAACCCTGACGCCGGAGAAGGGCGCTTTCAGAGCTTTGTGTCTGGCTTGGCAGAGCAATTTGAAACCGGCTATGGCGAACAGGCGCGGTCTGTTGTCATGGACATGGGCAAAAGGGCTGGGCTGTCACCAGAACAGCTAGACGTAATGGACGAAAGCATCACAGCCGGTAGCATGCTTAGTATCGGTGGCGCTGCAAAGAAAGCGGCGCAAGCTGTGCCGAGCGTAATGTCTAAGGCTGGTGATGTTATCGAGGGTGCAGGGGAAGGCGCAAAGGCTAGAATGGCAGAAGGCGGCGCAACACTGACTAGCGGCGTTGACCCTGACCCGCTGATTGCTGCGGCTGGTGATGCCGTTAAGGCGATGCGTGGTGGTGTTTCTGAAATTAAAATAACAAAAACAATTGACGCATCTGACACGTTTGGACAGGGGGCAAAATCCGTTACTTATACAGACCCCCAAAGTGGTGGGTTTATAGAGGTGGTGCAACGAAAAGATGGGCCAACATCGGTTTTAGCATTAGAAGTTCCAGAGCAATTTAGGGGTTCTGGCATAGGTCAAAAGTTGCAAGCTGCTGCGATGGCAGACAATCCAGAATTACAAGGTCAGGTTTCGTCTAAGGCCGCTGCTGTCGGCGCATACAGATTAGGGCGCAGGCCAGTTGGCAACCCAAATGCTACGTTGAATGAGGTTTTTGATATAATTGATGAGCAGTCATCTGTGTTAATGAAGATGCCAGAGCAACCCAATGTTGCTGCGGCTGGTGATGCCATAGCCAAGTTTCGCGCACCCACAGAAAAGCAACCCGGCGTCATCGCATTCCACGGGTCTGGCGCAGACTTTGACGAGTTTAAGCTAGAGAAGATTGGCACGGGTGAAGGCGCACAGGCATACGGCTATGGGCTGTATTTTACCGACAGTGAGGACATTGCTAAGTTTTATCAAGATACTATAAGCAGAAGGCAAGGCGGCATACCGCAGTCTGTGCCGGATAACCCAGAGAATGTTGCTGAAAATCTAGCCTTAGACATCAATTTCAATGAAGGTGTTTTTGGCGACACCAAACAACTACAAATAAATTCTGCTAGCCCCGACTATGATTTTTATATCCAAACGCTTGATGATAATGCAGTCGAAACAACGCAATCTGGCGCACTTAAAACCTTTGAGTTTAGGGATGGCAGCATTATAAGTCTCCTAGATGAGACTGTGCCTGTGTTCAATGGCAAAGCATTGGACAGCGTTTATACAAGCGATGTTCAAGATGTGTTTGGTGCAGAGATAGCAGATATTGCACAACGCGCTAAAGACATGGGTGTGCCGGGGACTTTAGAAGAATTGACTGACGATGTTACAACAGTCTTGTCTCAATTAGGGCAGGGGCTTGGTAGCAAGCGCGATATGAGCGTGGCTGTGGAGAGTTTAGCGCCCAGTGGTCAGGGAGCGCCAAGTCGTTTTAAGACTATATACAACCACTTCATTGAGCCAAAATCCACAATAGAAACCACTTCAACAGTCACTGAACTAGGGTCTAAAAAGGGCAAAATGTACAAAGTTGGCCTTGAGCCAAAGCCAGAAGATATGCTGGATTATCAAGGCACATTTGCTGACCAGCCGAAAAACGTGCAAGATGCTGTTAAGAGCCTAGGTTTCGACCCAGATATTCAGTTTAAAATAACGAAAACAGGTGACGGAAGATTTACTGTTTCTTCTGTTGATGCGCTTGGCAGAGAAACAGCAAAAGACTTTGTTGATGGTGTAATGGGGAAAGGCGCAAAACAGCAAGCAGAGGAATACGCATCAGAGCAATCAAAGAAAATGTCTCAGATGCCAATGCCAATTATCCTTGATCAACTAAAAACAATAATTGCCCAAGAGCCAAGAAAGCCAGACGCGCCATCTTTTAAGAAAAAAGATGCGGAGATTATTTTATCTCAAAGATTACTCGAACAAGGCGTGCCGGGCATCAAATACCGCGCCGCTGGGTCACGCGCTGCAAGCGTAGATGCGGCTGATGCTGAAATGAATTACGTCATCTTTGACGATAAGATGATTAAGATACTTGAAAAATATGGTATTGTTGGGCCAGTAGCTATTACAGGCGCAGCCGCGTCACAACAGGAAGGCGAGAGCGATGGCCGATCTGCTTGAAGAAAAAACAGACGAAATGGTAGCTGGCGCACAGGCCAAGCAAGAGGCAACGTCTATTCTGCAAGAGGAACAGGCAGAGCAAAACTATGACCTGTTTGCTGATGAGCCTGTGGTACAAGAGACAGCGCTAGAGCCAGACCCGCAAGTGCAAGAGGCGTTGATAGCTGGCATGGACAGGGGCCAAGCAGAAAGCGGTGAGCCAGAGGGTACACAGGTTGCCGGTGTATTTAGAAAATTTCTTGTGGACCCGCTGGCAAAGCGCGTAGGCGAAGCAGAAAAAACTGTCATCCCCGGCCTAGCTGATGAGCCTATCCAGGAGGTAGGCGGTCGGTTTCTTATCCGCGAAATGCCTGAAGATGAGATTGAAAAAATCAACAACGCTATGGGCGGCGATTATGTCAAGAGCCTGAACCTACCAGCTATATCTGAAGGCATGGGCGATGCTGACATGGCAGAATGGTTTAGCAAGTTTAAGTCAGCAAACGCAGACCTTATTGAAGATGCACGCCGTGGCACACTAAACATTGAGGCGCTTGTCGGTTTAGCAGACGAGATAGGTGCAGACGAAATCACAGAGCGCATACTGCGGCGCAAGCCCGGTCAAGCGCTAAACCCAGAAGAAATGGTTGGTGGCGTGTTTGCTGTGCGCGGCGCATTTATGAAAACACGCGAATTGTTTGAGGCGGCTAGCGCTATGCCAGAAGGCGTGGAGAAACAGCTAGCCTTTTCTAAATGGGCGCGGATGCTATCGCTTACACAGCGCCTGTCTATCAACGTCTCAGGCGGCGGCTCAGAGGCGGCGCGTACTACATACGCAATGGGCGCGCTACAAAAGACGCTGGACATGCCGGGCATTCAAGAGATTGCTGACGACTTCAACAGAATACTAGGCCCAGAAGGCCCGGAGACGCTGGAGCATTTGGGCATTCTGTATTCAGCACTGCCAACAACCAGAAGCAAAAACAAGTTTATGGCCGAGGCTGGCAACGCACTTGGTCGTGGCATGGATGTTATCAGCGAAATATGGATTAACTCTATTCTGTCACTGCCGGTGACGCACGCTGTAAACATTTTTGGCAACGCGTCATTTATGTCCCTGCGTATTTTGGAAACATTCGCTGCCGCTGGCGTTGGCAAGGTGCGCCATGCGCTGACCGGCGATGCGGATTATGTGCGGGTGTCTGAAGGGCTGGCGCAGTTAAAGGGTATAAGCGATAGCTGGCTGGACGCGTTGCTGGTTGCTGGCAAAACGCTAAAGACAGAGCAAGCAGTTGGGGCATCTAAGATAGATGTGCGGCGCATGCAAGCAATCGGAAGCACAGGCGATATGGGCGAGATTGCGTCTATGTATAGAGAGGGCAATGTGGGCGCAGCGTTGCTAAACACAGTTGGCTCTAGCATGCGCCTAGGTGGTCGCTTCTTGTTGGCAGAGGATGCTTTCTTTAAAGGCATAGGTTACCGCATGGCGCTACGCACAGAGGCAGAGATAGCCGCGTCTAGCGCCTATGATGCAGCAATACGCGCTGGCAAAAGCAAGGAAGAGGCTTCACTGCTTGCCGCTGGTGAAAAGGTTTCTGTGCTTAACAAGCCAAACGAGACAATCAAAAGGCGCGCTGTTAATCAGTCCGAGATAGGCACATTTCAAGGCGATCTAAACGGGTTCTTGGGGCAGATACAGGGCGGCATGTCTCACCCGCTTGCAAAAGTAATTATGCCATTTTACAAGACACCTACCAACGTAATGGGGGAGACACTTATACGCTCACCTATACAGGCGGCTAACCCGGACTTCTACAGAAAGATAGCTGCCGGTGGGCGTCAGGCGGATCTGGCTATTGCGCGTGTTGGCGTTGGTAGCGCTATCATGGCTACATTTGCAAACTTGGCGGCGGGTGAGCATAGCGAAGATGGCGACATGATTATCATGGGGTCTGGCCCACCGACCCCGGCAGAGCGCCAGGCGCTAGCGCGCAAAGGCATCCAGCCATATTCTGTTAACTTTGCGAACTATGATGAAAATGGTGTATTTGATGGCACCTATACAAGTATCACCTATTCGCGCCTAGACCCGGTGTCGGGCATATTAGCAATGGCGGCAGACTTTTCGTATTACGCAAACTATGAGGATGACCAAAGCAACCTTGAAGCGCTAGCTATGGCGGCTACTGTAGGCATGCAAGAATATATGATGCAACTGCCACTGCTACAGGGCGTTGAGGAACTAGCCACAATATTGACAAGCTCTGACAAGCAACAACGCGGCATAAAGTTACAAGAGTTTTTTGCCAAGAAGCTAACAGAAGTAGGGCTTGCCGCTATTCCCGGCACATCATCATTTAGCGCTGGCATAGGCAGACAGCTAGACCCAACCGTTAAGTCTACCATGCTACCATCCGAAGGATTGTTTGGCGAAGATCCAACAGAGCTAGGCGCTTTTGGTCGCGGGTTTTATAGCGAACTGCAACGCATGAAGGCGCGCAACCCATTTTTCTCAGATGCGGTTGAGCCTAGACTAAACCTGTGGGGTGAACAGATACGCGCCGGGTCTGGAGAGGCTTGGGAGTTTTGGTCACCCATCCGCATTCAGGACACAGTATACACACCGCTAGACGATGAGATACTGCGCCTTGGCCAAGGCATCCGCATGCCCGGCAAAAAGCAAAACAACATTTTGTTGAACGCATCGCAGTACAACCGCATGATTAAGCTGATGAACGAGGCTGACGATTACGGCGTTATGCCCGGTGAGGATGGCTATCAGTCTGGGCAAACCCTTAAAGATATTCTCACAGACCTAATAAACGATGAGGACTACATCGAGGCTGAGAGAGAAGTGCAGCACGAATTGTTCTCATCGCTGATTAGCGCAAAGCGCCGTGCGGCTAGAGACATACTGTTCCAAGAAGATGCCGAACTTGAATATAAATTAGAACAGCTTCAACAACAGTAAAAAATAAGGTATAATACCCCCAAGGAGCTACTATGGCAGATTACAACATTAACGCAGTTACCAGACGCGCAGTCTTCACCGGGTCAGCCGGTCTGGGGCCATATGCGTTTACGTTTGAAATCATCGACAATGCTGACCTTGCGGTATATTTCAACGCTACCCTGTTAACGCTAACCACAGACTACACCGTTAGCATTAACGCCAACGGCACTGGCGATGTGACCATTGTGACCGGCGGCAGCGTGCCGTCTACGCCAACCGCGTCCGACCAGATCGTTGTGGTTGGCGCACGCGACATTGAGCGCACCACGGACTTTGTTACAGCCGGCGACTTGCTGGCGTCATCACTAAATGAGCAGCTAGACAGCCTAACAATCTTTGACCAACAAGTGTCGGAAGAAGGCAGACGCGCATTGCGCGCGCCTGTGTATGACCCGGCGCTGGTAGAAGATGGCGGCGTGGTGGACATGACCCTGCCGACTAAGGCATCGCGCTCTGGCAAGACGCTGGCGTTTGACAGCGATGGCAACCCTACTGTCGGCGAGGACATTGGTAACTGGCGCGATGATTGGGCGGCATCTGTTGCGTATGGCATCCGCGACATCGTGCGTGATGCTAGCAACTATAACATCTACCGCTGTAACACCGCACACACATCCAGCGGAACTACACCGATTAGCAGCAACGCAGATGTAGCTAAGTGGGATTTGGTTATTGACGCCACGGCTGTTGATGACGCCAAGAAGCTGGCCATCCACCCAGAGGACAGCCAGTTTACTCTGAGCGATGGCACAACTACCGGCTACTCAGCATTGCACCACAAAGAAAAAGCGTTGGATGCGCAGACAGCGGCGGCTACTAGCGAGACAAATGCCGCAACATCAGAGAGCAACGCGAATGATTGGGCTGTTAAAACAAACGGTATTGTAGATAGCACAGACTATTCATCTAAGGCGTGGGCCATTGGCGGCACTAATGTTACCGATACGGCTGGCGCAGGGCCAGCTAAAGATTGGGCTACAGAAACAACAGGCCAAGTGGATGGCACTGAATACTCTGCTAAAGAATATGCGGTGGGTACACAGACAAGAGGCACAACTGGTTCTGCTAAAGATTGGGCTACCTATACGGCTGGCACTGTAGATGGCTCTGAGTATTCTGCTAAGTATTGGGCAGAACAAGCGGCGGCGAGTGCTGATAATTTTGATGATACATATCTTGGGCCGAAGAGTGCAGACCCGTCTGTTGATAATGATGGTGACCCGCTAACGGCTGGGGACTTGTATTTCAACACAACCAATAACGTAATGAGAGTTTATAGCGGAACAGCTTGGCAAGATGCGGCTGTTTCAACGGCTGGCTTTGCCTCTAACGGCTTTGCCATTGCGATGGCGATAGCCTTATAGGAGTAAAGAATGGCACAGAATTTTCGCAGATACACACTTAGTCAGGTAGGCACAGTAGCGGCTGATATACCTGATGGCGCTAACTTTGACACATATGATACCATTGTTGGCATTATGCTGGCTAACGTAACTGCTAATGCAATCACTGTTAGCTGTTATATTAATGATGGTACTAACGACATCTATCTAATTAAGGATGCGCCTATTGCGGCTGGCGGTGCTTTGCAAGTGTTAGATGGTGGCGCAAAGTTTGTAGTGCAGTCTGGTGACAGATTGTGGGTGCAGTCAGATACAGCATCATCTGTTGATGTATGGGTATCGGCTGTTGATGACATTAGCTCGTAGGAGTAACCGATGGGTTATGTAGGCAATCAACAAGCAGAGGGCTTTGTCCAGCGTCCTACCAAGCAAGACTTAACAGGGGCAACTGGCGATACTCTTACGCTAACTCACGCTGTTAGCAAAGAAGAAGATATTGACCTCTATATCAACAATGTAAAACAAGAGCCAACGACTGCGTACACTGTAACTGATACAGCCGTAACGCTAACTGGCGATGTAGTTGCTTCTGATGATATCTATGTGGTGTATAACTCGCTGGCATTGCAGACTGTAGTGCCGCCTGATGGTTCTGTTACTAGCGCAAAGTTGGCTAGTGGTGCTGTTACAAGTGCAAAGTTAGACACAAACATTGCTGTTACTGGGACATTAACGACATCTGGCACATTAGATGTTAATAGTACGCTAGATGTTTCTAGCAGTAACTTTAAGATGACTGACCTTAATAGCAATGCGTTTTATCGTACAGGTACATGGACACCAATTTTATCAGACCAATCAGCTACTGATACAAACGCTACTATTCATACAGGAACACCAGCAGTTCAACTTGGATGGTATCAAAGAGTTGGTAATGTAGTTAATGTTCAGTGGCATTACCAAACCCCAGCTAGTTCTTTTTCTTACACTAATGGCTCAAGTGGTACTGGGCAACTTAGTTTTTCTGGGCTTCCTTTTACAGTAGCTAACTTAACAGGCTACTATCCGATTGCGAATTGCGGATATTTTGCTGCATTAAATGGCTGGGACGGTAGCGGATATGGGTATCCCTTTCAAGGGATTGGAGTTTATAATACAAAGCAAGTTCATTGTAACTACCCTTATGCTCTTGGAGTTACCAATGTTGTATCATCCTCACACTCTAATTTAAACAGCCAGTCAATATGGTCTATGACCTATTTGACAGATGACGCATAGGGAGACTGACATGTCATTATCAAAAATACTACCAGCCTCTCAAGAGCAATATGCAGGGGCAAGAAATCTTATCATCAATGGTGCGATGCAGGTGTGGCAAAGAGGCACTACGATTGACACAATCACTAGCGGTAACTATTTCTGTGACCGTTGGCGCATCGCTCATTCTGGTACTGATGGAAACATAGATGTAGATAGGTCAACAGATGTACCGTCTGGGCAGGGATTTGCTTACTCACAAAAAATAAGCATGGACGCATCAGAAGCATCACTTGATGCGGCTGACCAAGTTAATATTGCACAAAGATTTGAAGGCCAAGACTTACAACAACTAGCAAAAGGTACATCATCTGCAAAGTCATTGACCTTATCCTTTTGGGTAAAGTCTAGTGTTGCTAGTACATACAGTATCAATCTGTATGACAGTGACAACACTAGGGTTATTTCTGCAAGCTATATAGTATCTGCAACAAACACTTGGGAAAAGAAAACAGTAACTTTTGCTGGTGATACGACAGGCGCACTAGATAATGATAAC